AGCCTGTGGTAGAGGCTGCTCCTACACCAGTGGCTCCTGCTGTTGCTGAGCCTGCTCCAAGCTTCTTAGAAGCCACTAAAAACTATTCCTTTGACCAGATGAACCAAGCTGAGTCTTTGTTGAAGACACAGATGGGGTCGCAATATCAGTTGGATAAATATAAAGCTGACTTCCCACAAGAATATCAGACTAGTTTGTTGGCTAAGATGAAGGAGATAGCTCCAGAAACAAAGCCTGCTCCTGACTTACCAACTACAACAGTAGCAGAAGAACTTCCTCCCACACCAGCAAAAATAAAACAAGGTAGTGTGTTTGACACTGTGTATGAATTACATAACCAATATATATTGGGAGACAAAGAGAGAAATAAACTCTTTAATAAAGTTAGTAAAGAAGCAGATTTAAACACCATTGCTGGTAGAAAAAGGGGAGAGCTAAGAGAAGATTTTATTAATAGAAGAAAAGAAACTATAGCTGCTCTAAAAGATATAAGGGTTGAAGCGTTCAATGCATTAAAGCAGCTTCCTGAAATGGGATCTATTAGTGACGATGCTATAGCTGTTGCTCAAGGCGACTATAGAATGATGAAGAAGAAAGAGGTTGATTTAACCAACCCTGCTGACATCAATGAGTTTGCTTCGTTTGCTGCTAACTATCAGAAGAGACTTGATGCTTTGAGGGAGAAGTATAAAGATCGCCCACCTGAGAGACTATATCACGGCACCACTACAGAAAGAACACCAGCTAAAATTGCTAGAGGATTCTTTGACCCTCAGACAAAACAAAATAAGGAACATGCGGAACTTAATGTGGGTGCCACTTCTTTCACCAGAGATCTGCGGTTAAATTATTACAGTCCAGAATTTGGTGGTAAGAATGTTAAGAACATATCATACACTGATATACCATATGCTGATTACTTATTTAGAAGAGTGGATATGCCGTTGTCTGCTTATGAAAAAGAATTAGGAAAAGATTTTAATTATATGGCCCAAGCAATTACAGGTTCTCCTGACATAGCTAGGCCACTTGGACTACCTCGCTCTTTAATTTTTAGGGAAACAGAAGATGCTTTTCTTGAGTCTGAAAAATTAAAAATGAAAACAGACACTAAGTTTAAAGACGCAAACGAAGATCTTCAATCTTTTTTAAAAGGGACTAAGCCTGAAGAGACAAGCATACAGAGAAAATATGCAGTTATTGAAAGTGAAAAAAGAAATCAAAGTTTATATATAAGTAATATAAGCAAAAAATTATTTGATATAGATAAGAAACAGACTAAAACACCAAGTGATGTTTATTCTGTCTATCAAGAAATAAAAAGATTATTTAAGAATGAATTTAGACACACAGGAACAGAGAACACAATAAAGCAGGGTGGGCTTGGTAGTTTTAAGAGCAGTCAGACAACAGATAGAAGGTTGGAAGAACTTGTTAAAGACAAAGATATTGTTTATAGCATTGACACAGTAAAAAAATATCTTAAAGAAGTAGGCTCTGATGAGAAGGCTGAAGTGTTAGAAGAACTGGGTAAAAATTTAAGAGTGTTGAAGAAAGTAAAAGATGTAGATGCTCCTATAAAAGAGCAAGAACAATTGCTTAAAGAAAGAACCGAAGCTGTCAATGCTGTCAGAAGACTTGTTGGTGGTGAAGAGAGGGTGCCTAAGAAGCTTGAAGGAGCCGAAGGCCCAGCTTCACAATACCCAAAGAATGTTAAACGATTGGGATTGGCTAAGGGTGGGTTAGGCTTGAAAAGACAAGGTAGCAAAGAAGGCTTAGCACCTTATGGTGTTAGGCATAGTGGAGAAGGTGTCAAAGGTAAGGGATACTTTGGTGAGCTTTCCACAAAGGAAGGGGAAGTGGCTACAGAACTTTCATCTGAATTTGAATATAAAGGAAAGACAGTAGAGCATCCATTGCTTGTGCCAACATTAACTAAAGATGAGGTTGATCATCTGTTGGCTGGTAAAGAACCAACAGCAAAGATCTATGACAAGGCTGAGGGCTGGGCTAAGCAACGCTTAGAACAAGGGAAGAGTCCCTTTGCTGCACCAGATGAATTGAGAATGCCTGCACCAGACACTGAGACTAAATATAGAAGAGGTGGGTTGGCTAGTAAAAGAGCATGATATGTGGTGCTCCGTGACAGAATCGAACTGCCGATAGATGATTACAAATCAACTGTTATACCACTTAACTAACAGAGCTTTATAGATTGTTGGTGAACCAGTTGTCATCTGGTTTGGGGCGTTTTACTGCTTCCGCTCCTGTTGCAGACAGGTGTTTGACTAAAACCTCGACACCAACACGGCTGGGGACTAATCATGGATGAACCCATATAATCGTCAATCCCCATGCGTGTAGGTTGTTGGTGGCCCTGAGCGGCTCTGGGCGCTGATACATCCTAACGGGCAAGCCCTCTCACTGTGCCTAAGTATCTTGCTTTCACCAACACGGCTGGGCACTGTTTGTCCAACGATTGAAAGCCCCATATGGCTAACGATTGCTGGCAGTCCCCATGCGTCTTGGAGGGGCATACAGGAATCGAACCTGTATTGAGAGCTTAGAAGGCTCTTGCATTATCCATTATACTAATGCCCCTTCTTAACCAAGTCTAGGTTGTCAAAGTAGGCTCTATCAAATCCCCTCTGCCATTCCTTACCCATCATGGATGATGGATTATACTGGTTAGACAGCCACCCATTGATGAATGCTTTGTATCCCTGTTCAAATTGGATACGCAAAGGAGCATGGCGTTCTTGTTTGATGTTCATGGATGTTCCTTCAACTGAGATATTTTAATATTCCAACAATCAGACTTTACCACATACCCATTGGATGGGTCAATGGTGCCCTTCTGCATAAACACAGCATCTTGCAAATACTGTTGCTTTTCATACACACCTAAATACCAACCAACTGAGAAGTCATTCTTCACCCTAACAAAGCAATAGTAGTCACAATCTTGCTTTGTGTTGAGGTCTGCAATGGAGCAGTCATATGTTTCCAAAGGCACATAGCCTGTCTGCTTTGTCTTCACATCTATCAAGCTTCCTGATGGGTGTATCAGGTCGTAGTCGAATGTGTTGAACAGAGTGCCACCCAATACCTTCTGAGCAATGGCTTCACCAATGAAGCCAGCAATGTTACCAGCCCCTCTAGTTATACTGTTATATAACTGACCCATCTCCACAGCTTTGTCTCTTGCTTCAACAAGCATGTCTGGTGTTATGACAAGTTCTTTCAAAGGCTATCCCCAATCTCTGTAAAATCCACATACATATTCCACATGTGTGGATATACAGATTGTTTCTTCAACCATTCAAAGAATTTATCCTGAGCCTCTCCAATGGATGAGGCGCTGATATGCACCTGTCCTTTGAAGAGGTTGCGTTCACTTGAATAAGTGGCGACAAAGTTTCTCATGTTAGCGAACTGGGCAAGCACCAGTGGCGCAGTCATCATCAAGCCCAATGTTGGCTTCATCAATGGATGTGATTAGCTTAGTGCTAGCAACCAAAGCATTGTATTGCTCCTCTGTAATTTCTTCCAGCGGTGCTTGGTGAAAGCCATGCTCTGAGTGCAGCAAGAAGGACAAGCTCTTGTGATTGTTCTTGTAATTCTTCTTCAAATACTTTCTAATCTCAGGCAACTCTTCCTTGCGATAGTAGACAGTGCAGGACACACTGTTATCACTCCAAGTTTCCTGCAACCACTTCACTGTTTCCAGTTGTTGAAGGGCTGTCATGTCCTTAGCCAGCACAGCATGATCAGGGTGTCGGAAGGGGAACGACACAACCATAGTGGAATGGTCTTCACTGCCATCAAAGTTGCGCTGATATTCCACAGGATACCCACTGTCTCTGCATACATTAACCAATGAATGGTTGGATGCAATGCGGATGCGTCTAATCATAAACCTAGCATAGGCTGGGTGGCATCCCGGTGTCACTCCCGGCAGCAATGACAGGGTGCCAGAGGGCTTCACAGTGGTAAGCTTCACTGATGTATTGAAGCCATGCTCTTTGCTGTATTGCTTGTCAAAGGAGCGCAGCTTTGTATATGTCTCATCAAGCCAAGACTTCTGCTCTTCTGTTGCTTGCAACACACCAGTGATGCCAATGCCCATACGCATGTTTGAATGGACAATGGCTTCTGTCTGCTCTAGGTGGCAAGGCAAAGCAAGGCTGTGCTT